GATCAATTCAGACAATTATTAGTTAAAAATAACGGAGGAAAATGATAGGACTATTAGCACCTCTGATTGGTGGTGCAGTTAAGACAATGTGCATGAGTATGTTATCGGAGGAGCTTTTAAAACGTGTGATTTTGATCCTGCTCCGAAGGCTTGTTGAATCTACGGAGAACGAGGTTGATGACCAGATTTTACAGGCTTATGAAAATGCTCTCACTAAATAGCACCAATAAGGTACTATTTTACTCCGTAGAACATTTTGTAAGATTATATTAGGGTGGATAACTATGGCAATAAATTGGTCTTTGTATAAGAATTTTTCGGAATCAGAATATGAATGCAGATGCGGATGTAAGTCACTGAAAAAAGGTAAGGCAATAATTAACGAGGAATTGCTAGCAAGGATACAAGAGTTACGAGATAGGTGCGGATTTGCCCTACCAATTAATTCTGGCCTGAGATGTGTTCAGCATAATATTAATTCCGGAGGACATAAATCTTCTGCCCATTGTGACGAAGGACAAGGCTGTATGGCAGTAGATTTAGGTGTAGACCGAGAAAAGGGAAGAATTGTTTTACAGATTGCATTGGAAATGGGGTGTTTTGAGGGCATTGGTGTAGCCCAGCGAGGTAAGTCTGGAAGGTTCCTGCATCTGGATATAAAAAAGAGAGCAACTGATCCCACTTCTGGGAAAACAAGTAAGGCATTTTGGTCATACGCTTAACTATGAGGATTAAATTTGAACTGGAAAATAGCGATATTGAGTGTGATTTTACTCCTGACTTTAGGATGTCAGCCAATTACACAGACGAAACCAAGATTTCATGGCGATTACCCAGCAGCCGAGATGCGCTCAATGTGGGCGTTTTGTGTGACGAATTTCCAGATGAAGGCTCCACAGACACCACCATTTTTAGTAGCACAGATGTGTGACTGTTATATTGATGAAATGCGAATGGCCCACCCGCATTCACACATTAATAAATTAAGCGACAACGAAACAAGGGCAATGGGTCTGCGGTTGATAAAGGAATGTAACGTACCACCTGGACAAAACCAGCAAACTTGATAAAGGGGTATTTCAGGTGGAAGCAGGGTATGGAAGTGGTTACTTTATTGTCTTATAGAACCCCGGACGGGTATAGGGGTAGTATCGTACAGGTGAAAAAGAAGGATGAGATTAAAGCTGGCAAAAAGATTCCCTTGTGAGGTTGAGGTTTTAAATGGAAACAAAGTAATAGATAAGTATATTGCCCTTGAAAATGACTTAGTGACAAAAAACCCACTTGGACACAGGCCAATTAAAGATATAGATTTCTATAAAAACAAGATGATGCATGGGAAAAGAGATACCTGAAAAGAGCCAGAAACAGAAAGAACAATGGAGATCATACGTTACCGCTAATCTGGATAATGAAACATGGATTGAACAGGCTAATGAACAGGGAGATATATTTGTGGACAAATACCTTCACCCACAATGTGAGTTTATTGGAGTAGTAAAACCTGATTGGAATTGAAGATTGGCATCACTAGATTGGATGAAAGTGGCAGAGGAATTAGGGAAATTAGATGAAATTAACAGGCAACTACAAGCAGCAAAACGTCAAAAATTGGCCTTGGAGTGTAAGACTGAATTTCTCAAGTTTATTAAATTCACAATGCCAACTGTATCTGATCCAAATAATATTGAGAAGTCAATATTTGAGGATGCCCAGCATCACAGGGCAATAGCTCTGGCATTAGAAAAAGTACAGAAGGGAAAGATAAGGAGGTTGATAGTTACCCTGCCTCCAAGACATGGAAAATCGGAGATGATCTCAAGGAGATTCATTCCGTGGTTGATGGGTAAAAACCCACACAAGTCTATAATTTTTGCAACGTACAATGAAGATTTTGCACAGGATTTCGGATCAGATTGCAGAGCAATTATGGAATCTCCGCAATTTAGACAGGTCTTCCCTGACTTTAAGTTCCGTCAAGGCGGTGCTTCTAAAAGCCGCATCCAGACTGATAACGGAGGTATGTCGGTTTTTGTTGGTCGTGGTGGCTCTATTACTGGTCGTGGTGGAGATATTCTCGTCTGTGATGATCCAATTAAAGACTCTGTGGAGGCGATGTCTCCAACGCTCAGAGAAAATCTGTGGTCATGGTTTACACAGGTTTTTATGACTCGCCTGATGACTGAAAGGTCAAGGGTTGTGATTGTATCTACACGCTGGCATGAAGACGATTTGGTAGGAAGATTAACTGATCCAATGAATCCATGCTTTACAGAAGAAGAGTGCAGTCGATGGAAGATCATTAATCTACCAGCATTTGCTGGAGACAATGATCCCCTAAAACGGAAAGAAGGCGAGGTCTTATGGCCGCAAAGATTTAATAAGAAGTTTCTGGAAGAAGCCCGGAATTTAGACCCAAGGGGTTTTTCTGCACTTTATCAGCAACAGCCAAGTCCGGAAGATGGCGATTTATTCCAGAGAGAGAATATACAATATTATGAAAAAAGGAACCTTCCACAAAATTTAAGGATTTATGCTGCTTCTGACCATGCTGTGGGAATTGACAAGACAAGGCATGATTTAACCTGCCTTTTAGTTGTTGGAGTTGATGACCATGAAGATATTTATTTAATTGATTGTTGGTGGTCAAGACAACCTTCAGACATAGTTGTCAAGGCAATGATTGAATTAATGAAACGTCACCGCCCCTTGATCTGGTGGGCAGAAAAGGGTCACATTACAAAGGCAATTGGGCCGTTCCTGCGTAAGCGGATGTATGAAACGTCCACACATTGCAGGATTGAGGAAGTTACGCCAGTTGCTAATAAAGTCCAGCGTTCACAGTCGATTATTGGACGTATGGCAATGAAGAAGGTTTTCTTTCCAAAAGTCAGTCCTTGGAGTGGTAAGGCAGTAGATGAGGTATTGAAATTCCCTAACAGCCGCCATGATGATTTCGTGGATACTCTGTCATGGATTGGAATGGGATTAGGACAACTACATTCGCCAACAGTAAAATCAAGGGAAAATCTTTTCCCAAAATTTAAAACACTAGCTTGGGTGAGGTGGCAATCAGACTTAGAGGCAAGACAAAGGCAATCATTATCATCAGGTTTTTAAATGGCAATACAATTTGAACAGGCAGTTTCAGTAGAAGTTGTTGCAGAAGAAGATAACGAGCCAACACTCCGCAGGGAAGCCCTTGTAAGTCTTTTAATTGAACGAGTGAGGGCCGCAAAGGAATATCACTCTAAAGCCTTCAAACAAATGAAGGTTGACATGGATGCCGTATATAAAGGATATTCGGGCAACTCATGGGATGATGAAAGATACGTTGCAAATATCCTACAACGTCATGTTCACCAGCGTTGCTCGGCTCTCTACAGCAAAAACCCCACCCCCGTGGCCTCCAGAAGAAAACGCATGGATCACACAGTCTGGGATGGTGACGAAGAAAGTATGAAGAAGGCACTTTCTGGACTTGCAAAGGCAAGTATGCAGGGAATGGAACCGAATGCCCAGCAAAAGGCAATTGTTGATGACCATGCAAAAGTTAAGGTTGAGCAACGCCAGATGGACAAGGTTGCAGAATGTATGGAGATGTTATTCAAGTATTTCATGGACGAACAACATCCAACATTCAAGAGCCAGATGAAGGCTCTGGTTCGCAGGGTATTAACAACTTCAGTTGGTTTTGTCAAGGTTGGCTACCAGAGGGATGTTGACAGGTTGCCGGATATTTCCTCTAAAATATCTGACGTACAAGCTCAAGTTGATCATCTCAGGCGAATAGCAGATGAAGCAGAAAAGGGTGATATTGAACAGGATGATGCAGAAATGGAAGAATTGATGCTTTCACTTGAGGCATTAAAAAATGAACCGCTATCAATTATTCAGGAAGGATTGGTATTTGATTTTCCAGAGTGCGATGCAATTATTGTTGATCCAATGTGCCGTCTATTGCGTGGTTTTGTTGGTGCATCTTGGGTTGCACATGAGATGTATTTATCTACTGAAGAGATAAAGGAAATTTATGATGTTGATGTTAAGGATTCATTCTTATCATACGACATGAAAGGTAACGAAACTGGAGTGAAGGCAGGACAATCCAATCATAGTTATTTCAGCCACAATTCAGATAATGTCAGGGACGGCCTTGCTTTAGTTTGGGAGATATATGATAAAAATGCAGGTCTGCAATATATTGTTTGTGATGGATATAACGATTTTCTTTCGGAACCAGTAGCACCGCCTATACGATTAGAAACATTCTGGCCATTTTTTGCCTTGACTTTTAATGAGATTGAACACAAAGACCAGCTATATCCTCCGTCTGATATTAAACTTCTTGCTCCAATGCAACATGAATATAACAGGGCCAGACAAGGATTAAGGGAACATAGACGGGCAAACAGGCCAAAATATGCAACTCCGGCAGGAATGCTGGAGCAGGGAGATAAGGATATATTGAAAGACCCTCCTGCAAATGCAGTTCTTGAATTACAGGCATTGGTGGCAGGACAGAAAGTTGATGACGTTCTGCAACCAGTAAAACAGATTGGAATTGATCCTAATTTATATGAAGTAAAGACAATATTTGATGATGTCCAGCTCGTAGTGGGCCAGCAAGAAGCTAATTTCGGTCAAATATCGAAAGGTACTGCGACTGAAACTTCCATTGCAGAATCATCCCGAATGTCTGCTATTGGTGCAAACATTGATGATCTTGACTCCTTTATGACGGAGATTACCCGAGCGGCTGGACAAATCTTACTGTTAGAAATGAGTAAGGAAGAAGTTATTGCTATTTGTGGCCCCGGAGCAATCTGGCCGGAATTTAAAAAGGAAGAGGTTCTGAATGAAGTCTACTTGGAAATTGAAGCAGGATCGACAGGCAAACCAAACAAGGCTGCCGAACTTCAGAATATCGAAAAAATAATACCATTCCTCATCCAGATTCCCGGCATTGATCCAAAGTTCCTTGGAAGGGAGCTTTTGAAACGCCTTGATGACAAGATGGATTTAACAGATGCAATCGTAGACAAGCTACCTTCAATTGTGGCACAAAATATGATGCAAGGTGTGAAGACCCAAGCGCAGGGTAGAGGAGGGCAACCTCCAGAAGCGCAAGGAGGACAGGGGGGTAATAATGCTCCCCAGCCAAGACCCCCCGGAGGTGGTAAGCCACCGGGAATTGGCATGAATGTTTAATTTAACCAATAGGACGTATTATGGCTGAAGAGTCACAGGAAACGGATTCGTCCCCCGTTTCTGTTGAAGAAAATGTTATAGACGAGTCTACCACAGAAGTTGCGGAAGACACGGCATCATCGTCAGATGCCACGGAAGTTGAAGCAGAAACCTCAGAAACTGAAACTTTAGAGAGTGCGGTGCAGGATGCACTTGGCCCTCTGGAAGAAGATGTTGTTGTGGAAGAAGCAGAAACTACTGAAGAGAAAGAAGTCACGGAACCAATTGAAGCCTCTGAAGATACACCATCGGAGGATTACAAGGACGTTCCATTCAATAAGCATCCTCGTTTCCGGGGTCTCGTATCCGAAAAAAACGAGTTAAAAGAAACTGTTTCAAAACTTCAGAATGATTCAGACCAGTATGCCAAAATAACGGATTTTATAGAAAAGAACAACTTGACTGCAAAGGATTCAGTTGAAGGGTTTAAAATCATGGCTGCGATTAGAAATAATCCAGACTTGGCCTATAAAATGCTGGGGCATCATTTAGGCAATATGTCTAAAGTTACTGGAAGAAGTATTCCAAAAGACATCCAAGCGAAAGTGGACGATGGGTTTCTTGACGAGAATGCCGCAAGAGAGTTGAGCCAGACAAGAGCAAAACTAGCAAGGGTTCAAAATCTGCGTAAAGCAGACCATGCTAGGGGTGCAAAACAGCAATCAGCAGTTCAGAGCGATATGCTGTCAAACGCCTTGCAAACGTGGGGTGAGACAACTTTAGCAAAAGACGTTGACTTCAGTCTCAAGCAAGAAGAATTTAATGATCGTGTAGTTGCGCTAGTGAATGAGCGTGGACAGCCGCAAACCCAAGCAGAAGTATTAAGCCTAGTCGATGATGCTTATGCAACTGTAAATGAAAGGTTTAAGGCCAGACAACCTCATCCAAGTGCAATGAAGACGGCAACAGGTGGTAAACTTAGTGGAACTCCTGTAGCGGAGCCTGTCTCTTTAAGAGATGCAATAACGCAGTCCCTGAACCAGTAAAGCTACTTTTCGGAGTTTCTCTATAATATAAGGAGAAAACATGGCCGCTCTCACAAGTGACCAACTGGCCAACGTGGCCAATGCGAGCCTTGATTTTTTTATAAATCGTGGTGACGTTTTAAGCCAAGCAATCCAAGACAAACCTCTCTTTAGTGCTTTGGATGCAAAATCCAAAAGCTATCCGGGTGGTAAGGGAAAGGTTGATTTGGCGGTTAAGGGAGTCTATGAAACCAGTTTAGCGGGCTATACAGCAACGGATCAGGTTACATATTCTAACCCCGACCATATCAAACGTGTCAACTATACTTGGCACGAACATCACATTGGTATTGAAGTTACACATACCGAACTAAAACATGACGGCATTTCCGTAAGTGATGCACTTACTGGAGAAACCTCAAATGTTTCTGGCAGAGACAAGACTGTTCTCGTAAATCTTTTCAAGGATAAGATGGAGGACATGATGGAAGGCTACGCCAGAGGTATGAATGACCTGTTATATACCGATGGGACTTCTACAACTGCTATGACCGGAATACAAGGAATCATAGCCGACAATCCGGCAGCAACAAATGCTTCGGTTGGTGGACTTCGGACTGATACCAATACTTGGTGGAGGAACCGCTTTAATGTGGCAATTTCAACAAGTTCTGGTGGTCAGGAGTTAATTGACCTAATACACAAGGAAATACGGCAACTGCGCCGTTATGGAGGGAAACCTTCACTTGCTGTATGCGGAAGTGCTTTCTTGGATCGCCTGACAACTGAGTTAAAGAGTAAGGGTAACTTTACTCAAACTGGTTGGACGGGGAAACAGGATATCTCAATGGGTGAAGTCTACTATCAGGGGATTCAGTTCCAGTATGACCCCACTCTTGATGACATTAACCTGACCGGGAAAGATGGTGACAAACGCTGTTACATTATTGACCCAACCAAATTATACATTATGTATATGGATGGGGAGAAAATGAAACGGCACTCTCCAACTCGTCCACATGACTACTACAGTATTTATCGTGCGATAACTACTACTTCGGTGTTGTGTGCAAGTCAACTTAACTGTCATGGAGTTTACGAAATATCGTAAATCCTGACTTAACTAGGCAACCCTCCGGGGTTGCCTAACTTAACAGAAAATTATTATGGAAAATGTTTATCGAGCAAATGTGGCAATTGGCGGTGACACAGGGCATACAGTAGTTAAAAATGGGATTTCAGTCCCAGAGTTTGCAGTGTTGCGACACCTTCATGGAACTGGTGCGATTGATCGCATTGTTTTAACTGGCAAGGATAATATGACAACCGACTCTGAACGGGAGAGATTGGCACACATATATAAAGAAAAATTTACTGAAGTATTTGGAGCTTATGGTGAGTTACCATTCGATATAAAATCCCTGAAAATAGCAGAGAGTCAGTTTTTAGATGGTGGCCCTCCAATAAACGCAAAAAAAGGAACAAATGGCAAGGAACACGACTCTACAAGTCCTGCTGAATGATCTGAGGAGCGAATCAGGCCACGCAATTTCATCAGCTCTTGGAAAGGCAACCCAAGAGATGATGACAAATCTTTTGAACAGGGTACAGCGGAGACTTTGGGAAGATTTTGCATGGCCTTTTTTACAGGTCAAAAAGGATATAACTCTACAGGCAGGACAGCGTTATTACGACATTCCAACTGGATTAACTCTTGAACGTGTAGAAAAAGCCACATTCAAAAATAGTTCGGCATGGCATAAAATCCCGTATGGAATTTCTCCATTCGACTATACAGCCCATGATTCCGACACAGGAGATCGTTCATGGCCTATTCGGAAATATGAAGCATACGGA